CTCCGTCGACCTCGATGAAGGTGGCGGAGTTGATATGAGTGGCTTGTATTTCGAAGAACACGAACTGGAGAAAATCTGATGACACTTCTGCCACCAACACTGAATGGCAACATCATCACTGTAAATCTGGAAGGTCTCCACAATGTGTTTGCACTTGTTCAGCAAGGCTCCTGTAAGCAGTTCTCAGTCGTTCCAGGCACGGTAGGGTATCTGTTGTCAACTCCAGTGACAGAGGCGTTCCAAGAGCGTTTCATGGGGATGGTTCATGGAGCTAGAGCACGTGCGTCTGAAAAGCCTGATCCAAAACCACCAACTGGCGGTGGCAGTCCTGATGGCACTCCGCCAGGAGGAGGCACACCGGGTAGCACGTCTGTGTGGAAACAAACTTACACGGAGGCGAGAGCGGCATGAGTGCGACACTTTTGGTTGTTATCAGGGCTTCAAACGGTTACACCAGTTCATCGGCTCAAGTATCTGTGACATCCCAATCAATTCGATTTGATTCGAAGTATAACGCCGTTGAGGCTGAAAAGGAGGTTCACAAGTCTTATCAAGAGGCCAACGGGATCAGAGTACACACAACAATTCTGGAGGGAACTGCTTGACAAGTCTTGAAATTGCAGAGAAGTATGGGATCGACCTATACCACTATGGTAAGGTCGAGTGCCCTAAGTGTGCTGAGAAAGGCATGGACCGAAGTGGTGATAACCTAATGGTGTATGGCACAGATACTGATGGCCGTCACAAAGGTGCTCACTGCTTCGGTGGTTGTGGTGGTTTCACTATTCCGTCTGAGGAATGGCTGGAAGAAAATGGTGTGGTTGAAGAGCAGGAGTACAATATCGTGGGAGCAGAGTTTAACGAAGATATTCATAACAAGATGAAGGAAGTTACAACCCTTGATTCTAAAGGTTATCGCGGAATCAAGAAGGAGACGACTAGCTTCTTTGGTGTACGTCATGAAATCAACACATCAAGTGGTGATGTTGCTGTCCAGTACTACCCTTGCACAATGGAAGACGAAAACGATGCAGGGTTTATGCTCACAGGCTACAAGCGTCGTCAGCACCCAAAAGACTTTAAAGGAGCACTTGGTGAGACTGGCCGTGAGTGTCAATTGTTTGGGCAATTCCGATTCCTGCGTCAACGCGGTAAGTACTGCCTGATTGTTGGTGGCGAAGTTGATCAGCTCTCTGCGTACCAGATGTTGGCCGATCAGAACGCACGAAGTAACGCACAGAAGGGTACAGCATACGACCCAACTCCAGTTGTATCCCCAACTATCGGTGAGACTGGATGTGAAAAGCAGATCGTGATGCAGTACGAGTGGTTTAACCGCTTCGAACGAATCATCGTCTGTATGGACAACGACGAAGCTGGTCGTAAAGCCACCGAGCTTGTTTGTAAAGCTCTGCCGAAGGGCAAAGCATACGTCATGGAAATGTCCATGAAAGACCCAAACAGCTACATCTGGGACAAAGACAAGGGAGTTCCTGTAAACAAGGAGTTCAACTTCGTTCAAGAGTTCTACAAGGCAGTGCCATACACGCCGAGTGGTATTGTTGGTTCGGGTAGCTTGATGGGGCTGATGAAGGCAGCAGCGGTTATCCCTAAGATTCCTTTGCCACGGTACATGCACCGAGTGCAAGACATGATGGGCGGTGGTATCCCTCTGAAGGTTATCGTCAACCTGGGTTCTGCATCTGGTACTGGTAAGTCCACGCACGTGGATGAATGTGTCTACCACTGGATTTTCAACAGTCCCCATAAGCCGGGTGTCCTGTCTCTTGAAAGCGACTGTGCACAATACGGTAACAAGATGCTCTCTCGCCACATCGGCAAGAAGATCGACTTGATGACGGACCAACAGAAGATTGCATTCTTTAACTCTCAAGAGGCTGAGGACGCTGCACAAGATTTGTTCTTCAAAGAGGATGGCAGTCACCGCTGGCACTTGATTGAGGAGCGTGACGGCTCTCTGGATGACATCAAAGAGAAGATCATGAACCTGATTATTGCATGTGAGTGCAAAGTGATCATCATTGACCCTCTCCAAGACATCATGGACGGTATGAGCAACGAAGAGCAGGCTGTCTTCATGAAGTGGCTGAAAGGCATGGTGAAGAGCCATGACGTGAGCTTCATTCTTATCAACCACGTTCGTAAGAGCGCTGGTGGTAGCAAGGCAAACTCTGCTGGTGCTGACCTGTTCGAAGAAGACTTCCAAGGGTCGTCTGCAATCTTTAAATCGGCTGCATGCAACCTATTGTTCACACGTAACAAAGAGTCTCCTAACGAGGTAGAGCGCAACATCACCAAGATGAAGATGACCAAGTGTCGTTGGACTGGTAATACAAGCCCTAACGCAGGTATGTACTACTACGATAACGCCACTCACACGGTTCATGATCTTGATGACTTCCTTGACAGAAACCCAGCTATGAAGGCTGAGTATGAGGCACGTGACCGAGAGGAGTGATATTCTAGGTGATTGACAAAGGGAGTGTGCTTCGGTACACTCCCTTTAATTGTTTATGGAGGAGAGTTTTGTGAAACAAATTATCAACTGGCGGCAAGCGTCCATCGCTGACTTTGAGGCCGATGGCCTTCTTGATACAGTTACTCAAATGCACGTAATGTCTTACCAAATCCGCGAGATGAATGGAGACCTTTCAAAGGTATTCACGATTCGCCGAGACGATAAAAATTACATCCAACGTGTAGCGAAATTCTTTCAGTATCACATTGACAAAAAGATTCCAGTTGCAATGCACAACGGTATCGGCTATGACGTTAAAATGGTTGAGAAGATTCTCGGCCTTGACTTGTCTGAGCTTATGGTGGTGGACACACTGATCCTTTCTTGGTATCTGAGTCCTGAGCGTAATATGCACGGCCTGGATTCGTTTTTTGACGACTACGGAATTGCAAAGCCAGTTATTGATAGCTGGGAGCAAGGAGAAGAGGAGACCCTTGAAGAGTTCCTTGACCGCATGCAAAATCGTTGCCAAGAGGACGTGAAGATCAACGTTGCTTTGTGGGAAGACCACATGGCTCGCCTGACTGACATGTACACACTGGCTCAAGGTTTTATTGACTTTGGTCAGGAAGTTAAAAACACCAAGACAGGTGAAGTTGAAAAGGTTTTGAACGTTGGCGGCACTCGTATCTCCAGTGACGAGTGGATTCCTATTGATGACATGGTTGGTCAGGAAGTAGACACAGCAATCGACAAGATTCTCACATTCCTGATGTTCAAGATGGATTGTGCCGCTCTGCAAGAGTCCACTCGATGGGAAGTTGATGTTGACCACTGCCGTGAAGCTCTTGAGAAGCTTGAGGCTATCGTGCTTATCGCTCGTAGCGGCTTATCAGAGGTAATGCCGAAGGTTCCAAAGTATGTAAAGAAGGCTGAGCCAAAGGCTGATAAGTTTAAGAAGAATGGTGATCGCAACTCTCACTGGGTGAAGTGGGACGAGGTTATGGAGAAGCTCAACTCTGGAGAAGTTGACGAAGAGACTGGCGCTCCACTGGTCTTCATAAACCCAGAAGATGCACCGATTGAAGGGAAGCAAGCCTACCGTGTATGGCACCATAACGAAGAGCCTAATCCGGGTTCACCGGGTCAAGTAAAAGACTTCCTGTTCAGCAAGGGTTGGGTTCCTCAGACATTCAAGTATGAGAAGGACGAGGTAGCGTTCGACGCATGGATTGCTTCGAAGCCACAAGGAAAGGCTGACCACAGGCAGTGGGAACGTTGGAAAAATGCTCGACCTGCTGAGCGGGCTATCCCACAAATCTCTGTTGGTGGTGATGACGGCAAAGAGTTGTGCCCGAGCCTGCTAGACTTAGCTGAAGAGGTTCCAGCGATTAAGGTGTACGCTGACTACAAGGTGGCAGAGAACCGCCGTAATGTGCTCCTGGGATTCTTCCGTGACATGACAGACGGGAAGTATTTGAAGGCTCGTATCGGCGGGCTGACAAACACTCTCCGAGTTAAGCACCGTGAGTTGGTTAACCTTCCAGGCACTGATAAGCCTTACGGTTATGATATTCGTGGTAGTTTGATTGCAGGCGTTAGGCGTATTCTAGTTGGTTCTGACATGTCTTCTCTTGAAGATCGTGTAAAACACCACTTTATGCTGCCTCATGACCCTGAGTATGTAGCAACAATGCAAGCCCCAGATTTTGACCCACACATCCTCATGGCGTTGACAGCTATGATGATCAGTGAGTCGGAGTTCAAGGCATTTAAAGCTGATCCTAAAGGCAAGCATCCGGCTCACGTGAAGAAAGGCCGTAAGGATGGTAAGACTACAAACTATGCTTCCGTGTATAACGCTGGTCCTGCTAAGATCGCTCAGGCTGCTGGTGTCGACCTTGAGACAGGTAAGATGTTGCACACAGCCTACTGGGAGCTGAATTGGTCCGTAAAAACCATTGCAGAGGAGCAAGTTGTCTTCAAAGATGCACGCGGCATGAAGTGGCTGATCAATCCGATCAACGGTTTCTGCTACAGCCTGCGCTCTGAAGCTGACCGATTCTCTACACTGGCACAGGGTACTGGTAGCTACTTTTTTGATATGTGGGTTGATAACATCCTGACTGAGTTGGTGCGAGTGTTTGGTCGTAAGACTCTTACAGGCAGCTTTCACGACGAATGTATCATCTGCATGGGGGATAGCCCAGCGAATCGTGAGAAGGTCGCCAAGATCATCAAGGACTCTGTCTATAAGGTAAATGATGATTTTGGATTACGCCGTAAGCTGGATTGTGATACCCAGTTCGGCCAGAGATACAGTGATATTCACTGATTTATTCTATAATGGGGGTTGACAGCAGCCCCCATTCCTGTAGAATACGTCAACACAAACAAGCAAAGGAGATACACATGGGCCGTATTATGAATTTCGTTGACGAACATGGTGACGTTGTTGAATTTGATTTGCTGGATGACGGCATGATGTTCGTCAGTACAAACGAACGTGATCAAGTTCTGGTGAACGTCTCTGACGTTGCTGAGCTGTACCACGCTCTGTCTTACATCGTACCTAAAGACTTGAAATAAGGAGAATAATATGGAACGCAATGAACCAACGGTAGGCACAGCATCCTCTTCGGCATCCTCTTCGGCATTTGATTTCACTGGCATCTTTTCCAGTAAGAAGGGTAAGACTCCAGAGCAACTGATGAACGAAGCTTTGGCTGGCTTCACTCAGGCTCAAGCTAACCTTGAAACCGCTCAAGCAGCTATTGCTGTTCAGGTGGCTGAGCACGAAGCTGAAATCGAGAAGCGTCAAAAGGCTCTTGTCACAGCCAACGAATCCCACTCTCGCCTTGGTCGAGTAGCTGAGCGATTCAAAGAACTTCTGGCTTGACAAGTATCCAAACTGTAGTATCATGAATATTCAAAATATGAAGGAGGATTCACATGAGTGAGGTAGTTAAAGCTGGCGTACAGGTTGTAGTCAAAAGCAAAGATTTTGAGCACGACTTTGAAAAAGGCGATGTAGTGACCTCAACTGGTCGTGATTTTGGTCCACACCCAGACGGTGTATGGACTCAGTTCATTGATACTGAGGGTCATACCCAGTATCTGCTTGCTAAGCACTACGACGTTGTTACAGATAAACCTGTAACTCAGAAGGCAAAAACAGTTGATCCCAGCTTGCCATCAAAAGCAACGTATGCAGTAGTTGACGCTGTTGGTTCGGTCGTCGCAACAGCGGAAGATCGTGACTATGCTCGTGAGCTAAAAGCAGCGCTAGGCGGTAAGCGTAAAGGTATTCGTATCTTTCAATACACCGCAGAAAAAGAGATTCGTTGATTAGCTAACAACGTTCTCAAACTCAAAGGGGCCGAACTGGCCCTCATGACCACAAGATGGTCCACTATATAGGAGATTCAAATCATGGCTTTTAAAGCAACTGGTAGCACACAGACCTCTGGCGGTGATCGCAAGCAGGTTGACTACAACGCAATGAACCTGGAGGTTGTAGAAGCCGCTGGCACTCAGAATAAGACTCGCTCTATTCCAGGCGTCATTTCTGGCATTTACGACCTTGGCGAGCAGGCGCTTGACGACGCAGCAATCCCGGTTACTGATCCAGAGTGGCTGAAACGCAACCCATCGTTTGATGGTTCTGATGCTGCCAAGGAAGCAATCATCGCTGCTGCACGTCAGTCCAATGCACGCTTTGAAGAGTTTGACGGTGTAGAGTGCTTCCGCTACGAACAGAAACCTGTTCAACAAGTGGCTGTGACTGTTGACTTCGCTCAGATCATGGTTGACAAAGGTAAGCACTACGGCGAATCGAAGCCGCTTCCTCTGCGACTGCTCTTGAACCGTGAGTTCAACAAGGTTGTTTCGCATCCTTAC